GCATTCATATTATTTAGTTGCGCCTCTGTAACTTGTTGACTCAGAGGGAATGACTCTGCACTCTGCCCGTATATTTGTTGTTGCCGTAGTAAATTCTGTTCTCGCAACGCTTGGTCCGTTGGGAAAGCTGATTCCCTTTGATCTATACTTTGTTGAGAGGATACGTTGGCTAGTTGGCCCGCCGTTACTTTATCAGCCTGAAGCTCTTCAGCCCGTGCCATGGCTGTTACGTTTGCATAGTCTGCGATTAACTGACTTCCCCCGCCTGCGCCTGCAACGCCAGCTGCAAGTTGCTCGTCTGACATATTGGCAAATGCGCCAGTTGCCCTCAGGAAGTCAACTGAAGCTTTGTCGTCCGCTTTTTTCTTTTTCTTTTTGGCGTAATCTTCAATTCCCTGGCCAATTTTTGAACCAAGGTCAGCAAATGCTGCAGCTTGTATCTCTGCGGCTCTTGCGAAGCCGCTGTAGTCTGCGTTACCCAGTTCTGGGCGAATTTTTGTTCCCGATTGAAATGCCATAATATATTATCTTCCCAAGATTGATCCACCAGCAGCCGCTCCCGCAGGGCCACCAAGCATGGCGCCTCCAATTGAACCGACTGCACCCATTATACCTGCGCTACCTGCTGCCTTAGCCTGAGCTTGCATACCTTGGAACGTAACGTCCTGTCCACGTTGTTGCAAGGCCATATTGATACCTACATTAGGATCAAACAACTGAGGCCCCATAGGGCCTGCTGCGCCTGCGGTTGCCTGTCCGAGCATTGATCCGCCTAAAGCAATAGAAGACGAAGGACGACCCAAGAGAGTCATACCTACGTCGCCCGCTAGCTGACGGTTCATACCAAAAGCCTGCTGCCCCATGCCTGCCGCTTGACTACGGAGGCCAGACAGGTAACTTTCACGTCCGAGTAGTTGCCCAGCAACTGCGCTCTGGTCCGTTACACGGCCCTGACCCTGTGCCATACCTAGTGCCTGCTGATCGACTAGACGTTGTTGCTCGGGGTTAAGCCCCTGAGAACGCTGGTAAAGATCATTCGCCATGGCAGTCTGCTGCTCGGCGAGTCCTGTGCTGTATGGGTCAGCGTCACGATAAGCGTCGACTACTTGAGGTGCGAACTCCTGCAATGCACCTACGTCGGCTTCACGTTGTAAGCCCAGTTGCTCACGTTGCAATGCACCTGCACGGGTTGACTGCTCTTCAAGTAGATCGAAGAGTCCCTTAGTTTTGCCCAGGGTTTTATCCATTCCCTGCATCTGAGCCTCAACCTGTGCAATGCGTGCCTCCCGATCCTGGGAAGAACTGCCAGCCGCAGAAATATATTTTTCACGCAAGTCCGCTTGTCCCTGATTAAATCTAGCACTTTGTTTGCCTGTCTTAAAACCAAAAAGCGAACCAGCAATTTGTTCAATTGAAGCCTGCCGTTCAGATGCTGGCATTGACTGCTGCTCCTGGCCCGCACGTAGCCCAGCAAGCTCTGCCTCTAAGCGTTGATATTCTGGGTTGGGTGCTCCAGCTTCAATACCAGAAGCCATTACGTTAATGTCATTTAACTCCAAGGCTGTGTATTGCGGACGATACGTACGCTCGGCAGCAATCAGACGATCCTGTAGTCTAGGGTCCGTGACTCCTTGATAAGACTTGCTGAAGTCCTTACCGAATAAATATTCACCCATTGACTTTCCAGGGTCAATTGGTGGCGGTGCTTTTGATCCTCCTTTTCCTCCCATAGTATTATATGCTTAGTATTCTGTTAAATAGTTCAGGTGTGTATTGCACCTTTGTAGGTTTGTTTTTTCTGTATCGCACGCCTAGTAGTTTCTTCTGCATAACTTCAGGGCATTTGCTAATGAAATCGTTTGTCATTTTTTTAAAAGTTTCAGTGCTGTCTGCAAATAGAAAAGCCATAAAGATGGCGTTTGCATCGGGGTCGTCGGCTTCCCAGTCCTGCACGAAATTCCAGTCAGCGTCCTCGTTGCAATTATACCACATAAAGATACCTAGTATATGACCCTCTGAGTCTTGCTCGGCAATAAAGGTATCCTTGGCTAGATGGTAAGCAACTAGAAGTTGCATTCTATCTTCAGGCCACCCAGCTAATACTTTCCCGTTCTCGTGTTCAATGCAGAAATCCACGACTTTATCTATAAAGTCAATGGCTTCTTTCTGTTCAGCATTTTGCAATGCTACTTGAACTGATTGCAGGAGGGGGTTCATTAGCGTCCAAATACCAGCCAATGTGCTGTAAGATTGCTGCCAGACGTGTTTCGTATCGCTAAAGTTGAGGTACTTAGGGATCCAATTTTTAAAGCGTTACGATCAGAATTAGAATCTTCTAGTATTGTAAGCTGTGCGCTAACGACAGCATTAAATGCTACGCCAAAATTAACGTCCGTGCTAGTGTTTTGCACAACTGTTTTGGTTCCGAACTTCATAATAAGACCATTAGGAAGTGTCGTGGTTTCTCCGCCTGAATAAGTAGCAGGATCAAAAGTAGACTTTGAGTCAACATACGCCTTAATATTACCCTGTGTCGCACCCTTGGTGTCACTAGTTCCTAGTGCATCATCGTTAATAAGTATACCTGAAGCACCTACGATAGACACAGCAGTAGGCGACGCAACGCCGCCTGATACATTAGCAATGACCGTCTGGTCAGCCTGCGTAGCGATCTTCGGTAGGGTTACATTAGCATCAAGAATCTTGGCTGTCTCGACAGCATTCGTTGCTAGTTTACCTGCACTAATACCGCTGCTAGCTACTGCAATTTGACCAGAAGAGTTTACAAAAGTTGTTGCGCCGTCCGTCGCTGCAGAGTTAAACTCGGCCTGGTCAACTAAGTTGTTGAGCTTGTCCGCTGTAAGTTGTTCTCCGTTAGAAAACGATGTTCCTTTATTTATAATAGGCATAATTTAAATTGTTGAACTGATTGCAGGAGGGGGTTCATTAGCGTTTCGAAAGTTTTTCATACTTATACTTCTTGTACTACTATCGTAGATATACTTCTGGAATGATCATTGTTATTAGTATCACTTTGACTTCTATTGATGTACAAATCGTTAGTTGCGTTTAGATTAGTTACTGTTAATTTAAAAGTCAATGTGTCACCTACACTATAACTTAATCCACTAAAAGGTATAGTAAAAGCAAATGGCATTATATCAGTTTCATCATCAGCTGTCTGCAGCATCTTAAAGTGTGTTGCTATTCTACTTCCGACACTAGTAGGCAAGTTGTGAGTCGTATATGAACCACTATTTACTTTATACTTTACTATTCCACCAAAGTCACGGCTTGTATCAAAAAAACCCGCACTTACATATCCACTAATAATAAATGTAGAACTAGCAAGACGAGGTGTAATTGTTATTTCTAAACCAGCAACATCTTTAGTTTCATTCTCAGAACTGAATGATATTGTTTCTGTTGTATTTTTTGTAGCAGCAACAATATTAGGTCTAATGCTATCAACATAAGCCTTAATACTTTGCTGAGACGCTAATGCAGTAGCACTATTAGAGGCCATATTATCTTCATCCTTGAAATCAAATGCTTCTTCTACATCTCCTTCACTGGCAGAAAGTCGACCAAGAACCTTGGCCGTGCTAATGTGCTGCATCTTAGCAAAGGTCACTCCTGTTGTCTTGCTTGAGCTGGTAGCTAACTTAGCGGTTGTTACACCTGCGTCTTTAATACGCAGCTTACCGCTATCGCTACCGCTTGTGCTTTTCTCAAGGCTTGTTTCGTCCGCTGGATCGTCGAACGTAGCTGCGTTTGCTATGTTGTTGAGCTTGGTATTCGTAACCGCATCGGTAGCTCCAAAGTTGTTTCCTGTAGTAATAATTGCCATATCTTATATTGCTTTAACTGTTGATCTAAATGCTTCTGCTCCAGCAACCTTTATCGCTCGGAAGCGAGGTCGGCCAACTGTATTGTCTAGGGTGACTTGCATTCCGTATGCCCGTCTGTTACCTATTCTACCACGGATGGAAACGTCCTCACCTACCCCTAGATTTTCGTTTGAGTTCAATGAACTTAAAGTACCTAATGCCACTGCAGCGTCAATGTTTTCTAGTTCTGCGCTAATGCGCAAGTTGGACGCATCGTCGGGAGAGGACTGCAGGTGCAACTCAAAATTGTTCCAGCGCTTTCGGTCAAGGTTCCCGAGTGTATACTGCCTGGTTGTCACCGAAGCTGGTATAGTGTAAGAGTCAGACGCCTCCTGACCCGATACAGGAATCTCGGTTGCTAATACGTCAGTTGCATCTACACGGGCATCAATTCTGTGCAGGCCGCCCAGGCTATTGATTGCGTAGACAGCACGGTCGGACTTCTTACCAGCTACAAGCAAGTCGGCAATGTCCCAGTTGGGTGCGTTTGTCGTGTCAACGCTCTCCCACTGCTTGTTAATAAAGTTATAGATTAAAATAGCATTGTTAGCTGACGCTTTAATTATTTGCGTTGAAGTATTTCCGCTGCTGTCCACTGAAACAACTTCCTTGTTAAGGGGGACTGCCAGGTAGTATCTATTATCAAAGTATACGCCTACGCTCTTGTCCCATAAGTCCTTGTTGATAAGCTGGATAACGGGGTTAATGGAAGAACTTAGTGGAACTTCGTTACCACGAAGGTTATATAGATCCTGGAAGTTAGCGCCGTATACACCGTTGTCCGACAGGAACAGCACGTTGTTCCCTACCTGTATGATACTTTTCCTAGCTACGCACCCTACTTCATTAGTAATTAACTGCACTTGCGCATTTTGCCCTGCTCCAGCTACAAGGTGAATACTGTTGCGGTTAAACACCAGTAACTTGTCATCCGAGAATGAGTGCAGCCCTACGTTAAAGTCCGCAGTCCCTGCGTTAAATCTAAACTGAGCGTAGATCTGGTCGTAGGTATCGGAGTCCAGGATGTCTGAAATAATAACTTCGTCTAAAACTTTGCGGTAAACGTAGGTTTCCTCTGCGTCGGACACGCTGTATTTAAAAGGCATAACCAGCCTGCGCTGGTGATATGCTGCATACTCAGGTGCAGGCATATGAGAGAAACCAAGACCCTGAGAAATATGCTTTTGGAAAATAACACTCGTCGAACCACTCCCCGAAGTGTTTGGTTCTTGTACGTAAAAAGATAATGTAGCTGGGCTTTCAGTGACCTCTGATATTACAAAGTCTTGACCAGCCGAAAGCGTAGAGTTTCCTGCGTTCTCAATTTCAATTGCATCTCCAACGTTTACTCCACTTATTAGTGTATATCCTCCAGTAAATGTAGCCACCGCCTTGCCGTCAGTTATAGCTAGCGTATTAGGAGCCAGTTGAACTGGCTGAGTGTATTCTCCACTAGCAACCAGTTTGAATCCAGGAGATATAAAAGAAGATGCGCCTGCGGTAAATGTTTTTGCAGTTGATGATCCACCTGGGAGGACGTAAGTAAAACTCGTTACGCTTGGAACAGTATTAATGACAAATGTCCCGTTGGGGTCTTCGCCTGCAGTAAAATTAGTTACTCCAGAAATTGTAATAGCATTACCTATTGCAAGATTGTGATTAGCAGAAGTGTTTACCGTTACCACCGTAGAATTATCTATGCTAGAAGAAGCAATAACAATAGGGCTAAAGAAATTGTCGTTCTCCATTGCGGCCTGCCCGTCACGAAAGATCAATATCTTATTAAATGCCTGAAGCATACTGCTTGCAGGCGGCACGTTTTCATTAGCAGGATAGCCCATCGTAATGCTATTACTTGTGTTATTTAAATCCGTAGTTACTGCGCTTATGTTGGATGCTAGTATAACGAACTGGCTGTTGGTCTGGTTCGGATCGCTGAAGCTCGTGCTTGCGTACACTGCAGTAACACTGCCTTCGTCGAATACCATATTAAAACCAATTACGGGCGAAGAAGAAAGGGCGGTCAGCGCAGGTGAACTTGAATTTACCAAGCTAAACGGCAGGGTCAGCGCAACCCCGTAAGTAGTGTTGCCTCCAGTTAAGGCGTACTTAAGTGTCCGAGTATTTCCATCGTCAGTTACGTCCGTCAGCGTATGAAGTCCGTTCGGGTTAGGTGTTAAGTCCCCGACCAATCCTTCTACCGTTATTTGTTCTCCTACGGCGAAGACGTGACCTAGCGGTGGATCTGGGTCATCAATAACAATATTTACTTTATTAGAACTTAGGGATGCCGAGCGAATAGTCGTGGGCAACAGGCCGACGACCGTTGGACTAGCTTGCTTTTCGGAATCGGTAGGCAGACGCAATACATCGTCACCAGAAGCAAAGGGTGCCTTTATTACATTGATACCCTTGCGGACCTGCCACTCGCCGTTCTTGCCAATACGTCCGTTTGAGCTAGCCGCAAGCATACCAGCTGGAAGCTGGTCAGGTCGAGAGTAGTTATTGAAACCAATAAATCCTGCGTCCCTATCTTCTTGGATGGGATCATCGGTTCGTCCGTATGAGCTGTATCTTGACAAAGTTTTATGTGTTACGGGTTAGCAGTTCCAAGCCTTACGGCTCCAGTAGTTAGCGGATAATTTATTAGTCTTACCTTTGATGCCACCGCTGCGAGCGCAGTAGCTCGCCTTGCGTTTAGGCTGGTCCTTCTTGATCGTCATGTTAGCATCGCCAAATCTAACAAGTTTTTCTTTACCTCCTTGACAGGCCTTCACGACGAACTTCTTCCCGCCCTGAACTTCACGGCGTGGCACGTTGCACTTCATCTTGGACTTATCTGGCATTATGCTTTTGTTTTTACTTTTGCTTTAGGTGTATTGGCTACTACTGTTTTTCCTTTAGCTCCTGCTGCTTTCTTTTTTCTAGCAGTGCTAGCTCTTTCTGATTTCGACAGGCTGAGAGCCTTTCTTTTAGGGAGGCAACGGTCAGGGTTTTTCTTATCTTTCGACGTTCCGCAAGGTCCTTTGATTGCTCCATCAGTGCCTATTCTTACCCAGTTCTGTTTTCTCCATTGTGCTAGTTGAGACATTATTTTCTTTTACGTTTGGCACTCTTAGATTTCTTAGCGTAGTTAGGGTCCTTGCAATACTTGGATGCAGCCATATTAGCATAAGCGGAAGGGTACGTATCAAACGTACGTCTAGCCCAGGCTTTACCTTCTGGGCATATCTTACCTCCACTCTTTGCTTTCTTAGGCATTGGCTCTAGCCTTGGCTGTTTTACTTAAGTCCTTGAAGTGAAACAACTTGACGCTAGTCTTAGTGTGCGACTTGTTGGTATGCAGGCTTCCATTAGACATCTTGTGCGACGTGCCTTTATGCAAACTGCCG